ATACCGGAGCGAAAATTTTCCAAAACATTCTGACTGAAAGAAAAAAAGTCGAACTGAATTATAAATTAATGCAATTATATGCACCAAATATTTCTATGAAAAGTTCGCTGAGAATCAAAGACACTGTTGAGAATTTCGCCCCTACTGTCAACAGAACAAACATTACAAAAATGATGATCCAAGATGGCATTTCTGAGTTCAATTGGGAATCGCTTTTTCAGAAATTTAGATCTATCATTGCCAAAAAATAATACTAGTTATCTAACATAACTCTTGACTTTTGTCATGAGTTCGTATATGATCCAACAACACTAACAAGAGGATTTATGATCACTACAGAAAAAGTTTCATTTTCAAAATACGGTAAATCATTCCAAGAAAAACTCGCTTTCATTGTATTAGATGACAGAGTTTTTGCAGATCGAATGATGGAAGTTCTTAATATTGAATTCTTGGAGTATAGATATCTTCAGGCATTTGTTGAGAAGATATTTCAATACAAGAAAAAATACTCATCACATCCATCAAATGAAACAATGAAGACGATCATTAGGTCTGGCATCGATGATCTTAATGAAGTGACACAGAAGCAAATCAGAGATTATTATGCCAAAGCTATGGCCGATATCTCAATCCTTGAGTCTTGTGAGTTTGTAAAAGATACGGCCATTGATTTCTGTAGAAAGCAGAAACTCAGAGAAGCAATGTTAAAATCGACTACACTGCTCCAAAAATGCTCATTTGATGAAATTTCTGTGGTAATCAACAATGCATTGAAGGCAGGTGCCGATGCAGATTTTGGTTACGATTATATCAAAGATTTTGAAGAAAGATTCGAGTTCACGGGACGAGAGACAATCACGACCGGCTGGAAGAAAATGGATGAGATTACTGGTGGTGGCGGAGGCCGAGGTGAAATCGGAGTTGTTATCGCTCCAACAGGAGTTGGAAAGTCAATGGTTCTCGTTCATCTTGGTGCTGAAGCGGTCAAAGCAGGAATGACAGTTGTTCATTATACGCTTGAATTAAAAGATACAGTTATTGCAAGTCGATATGATTCATGCATTACTGGCATTCCATTGAATGAATTGATGGACAGAAAAGAAGAAATTCGAGAGTATTTGCGAGATATTGATGGAACGCTTATCGTAAAAGAGTATCCAACAAAAACGGCAACAACAAATACAATTCGTGCTCATCTTCAGAAATTAAAACAACAGGACATCATTCCAGATATGATTATTGTTGACTATGCTGATCTTTTAAAAACTTTATCAACAAGAAGCGAGAAGAGAGAAGAACTTGAATCTATTTACGAAGAACTGCGAGCGATTATGATGGAGAACCAAGTTGTTGGCTGGACTGCATCACAAACGAATCGTACAGGATTACAGGCAGAAATCATTACAATGCAAAGTATTTCAGAAGCTTTTAATAAATGTTTTGTTGCTGATATTATTTTCTCTGTTTCAAGAACAGCAGACGACAAGCAGACAAACGGCGGAAGAGTTTATATTGCAAAAAATAGAAATGGTCCTGATGGATTAGTGTATAATATCTTTATGGACACAGCCAATATCGATATTAAAATTTTGGATCGATACTCACAAGAGGAGTCAAGAACTCCACAACTTTCAAAAGAAGAGCAAGCAAATTATCTTCTTGACAAATATAAGAAACTAGTAAAAGGGGCGAATGCTTAAATGGATATATCAAACAAGATACTTTCGGACATCACAGTGTTCATGAAGTACGCAAAATACAGACCAGAGCTTGGACGAAGAGAGACCTGGGAAGAGTTAGTAACAAGAAATAAGGAAATGCACATTAAAAAGTTTCCTTCTGCAAAGGAAGAAATTGAAGAAGCTTATAAGTATGTCTATGATAAGAAGATTCTGCCATCAATGCGATCTCTTCAATTTGGAGGAAAGCCAATTGAAATCAGTCCAAACCGCATTTATAATTGTGGTTACTTGCCTGTTGATGATTATAGAGCTTTTAGTGAAATTCTCTTTCTTTTATTAGGTGGAACTGGTATTGGATTTTCAGTACAAAGACACCACATCGAAAAGCTTCCAGAAATAAGACATCCTCGTGCAAATCGAAAGCGTAGATTCCTTGTTGGCGATTCTATTGAGGGTTGGGCAGATGCAGTCAAAGCTTTGATGAGATCTTATTTTGAGGGAACATCAACAATTGAATTTGATTTTTCTGATATCCGACCAAAGGGAGCAAAGCTTGTAACTTCAGGAGGTAAAGCTCCAGGCCCAGAACCACTAAAGATCTGTATTCGCCAAATTAAATCAATATTGAATGAGAAAGAAGAAGGTTCACAGCTCGAACCCATTGAAGTACATGATATTGTTTGTCATATCGCAGATGCTGTTTTGGCTGGTGGAATCCGCCGAGCAGCTCTTATTTCATTATTTTCTGCTGCTGATGATGAAATGATTGCTTGTAAGTCAGGCAGTTGGTGGGAAAAGAATCCCCAAAGAGCAAGAGCAAATAATTCTGCCGTTCTTGTTCGTCATCGTGTCGAAAAAGAATTTTTCATGAAGTTGGCCGATAGAATTGAGCATTCAAATTCAGGTGAGCCAGGAATTTACTTTTCAAACGACAAAGATATGGGAACAAATCCTTGTTGTGAGATTGCACTCCGCCCATTTCAATTTTGCAATCTTTGCGAAGTAAATGTCAGCAACATTGAGTCTCAAGAAGATTTAAATAATCGTGTTCGTGCTGCTGCATTTATTGGAACACTCCAAGCAACATACACAAACTTTCATTATCTTCGTCCAATCTGGCAACGAACAACAGAAAAAGAAGCTCTCGTTGGCGTCGGCTTGACAGGAATTGGTTCTGGCGTTGCTCAAAAAATGGACATGTCTCAGTCTGCAAAAATCGCAAAAGAAGAAAACAAAAGAGCAGCAGAGCTTTTTGGCATTAACAAAGCAGCAAGGGTAACAACAATTAAGCCAAGTGGAACATCTTCACTTGTTTTGGGTTGCTCAAGCGGCATTCATGCTTGGCATAATGATTTTTATATCAGAAGATTGCGTGTCGCAAAAAATGAAGACATTTATCACTATTTAGCAATCAATCATCCAGAGCTTGTCGAGGATGAATATTATAGACCGCATGATACAGCAGTTATTTCTATTCCGCAAAAGGCTCCATCAACAGCTATCTTGCGTACAGAATCTGCTTTAGATTTGGCAGAAAGAGTTAAATGGTTTTATCAAAACTGGATTAAACCAGGACACAGCAAAGGAAGCAATACTCATAACATTTCTGCAACTTTGTCAGTTAAGAAAGAAGAATGGGCCGACATCAAAGAATGGATGTGGGAAAATAGAAATTATTATAACGGTCTATCAGTTCTTCCTTATGATGGTGGAACATACAAGCAAGCTCCTTTGGAAGATTGTGATGAGTTCACATATATTAATTTATTATCAACAATTAAAGAGATTGACCTTACACAAGTTCAAGAGATTGACGATAATACGAATTTAAGTGGAGAAATAGCTTGCGCTGGAGGCGCATGTGAGGTAAAATATGTCTAAAGAAAAAATGAACTATGAAGATTTAGAAAATCTAATTAATGAAGGCTTCAAAGATGCAATAAAGCAAGCGGCCAAAGCAGCTGTAGATCGCAGTAGGCAATCACGCGGAGCCAGATCAAAGTATGGCACAACTGGCAAAATCCTTCAGAATTTTGCTGCTGGCTGGAAAGGGGTTGAGGCTCCAAAAGCAGGAATTTTCCAAGGACAAACAGATCCTCGTGAATACAATAAAGGGCTAGTAGAAATTACAGAATTTTACAAAAAAGCAAGTTATGACAATCCAGCAATGGAGCAGAAAAAAAGTGAGATTGTTGGTGTGTTGGAAAAGGCACAGAGAGACATTCAAGAATTAATGAACGCTGGCAACAGCCAACCACAACAACAGCCACAACAACAACCAGATCAGCAACCTGATCAACAACAAGGCTCAGAACAAGAGCCAGAAAATAATGCATAAAGGTGATTAAATGGCAACAATAGCAATTACAGATGAAAAGAAAAAACACATTTCAAATTTGATTAAATCATATAAAGCAATTGATTCAGCAATCGTTCCTTATCAAGAGCAACGAAAAGATTTGCGTAAGGAATATATTGAGAATGAATGGCTATCGAATGAAGAAATTTCTCTCGTAAAGAAAGCATACAATGCTGTTAAGACGCGAGTAGACCTTGATGATCTTTCTACTTTTATGGAGATTGTAAAGGAGGAAATTCCAAGTGTGTAAGTTTCGGCCATTTAACAAGCATGTGCTTGTAAAGTCCAAACAAAAAGAAGAACCAAAAACACAATCAGGAGTTTTGATTCCAGAAGGCGCAAAGCTGAAAGATAACTCAAGATATCAGACAGTTAGCTTTGTGTGTGCAGCAACAGATTGCGAAAGGTTTCTGCAAAACTTAAACAGTGGAAATACTTGGGCAACCGCAACAGGAACAAGAGATGATGTTTTTGTTTCATCGGCAAAAAATAATGGCTCATGTTCGCTTGTGGTGGACAAAAGCATGATTGAGGAAGTAGTTATTGATGGAAAGAAGTTTGAAATCGTCCACCAAAACTATGTTGTAGGTGTAATTGATGAGTGAATTTAGATTAAGTGATTTGAAAAAGCTTGTGACAGAACAGGTTAGAAAGTATGCTAGAAGAGCATATAATCAAAAACTTTGGGAATCTCATGTTATTTCAGAACAATATACTGCTTATGATAAGAGAATGTATGATCAAGAGAATCTTCGTTCCCTTTTCAAGCTTGATGAAAAAGAGATTGACAAAGAAAAGGTTGAAAGAGTTATTGAGCTGATTAAGTCAGATTCGTATGAGAATCCTTCGGCAGATGAGTTTCTTGATTCGTTGGAAAAGTCTGACAAACCAGAAATGTTAACGCCATACTCGACATCTGAGCTTGGCCAAATGAGCCTTTACAAATTGAAAGATCATGATATTGGATTTGCTTTAAAAGAATTTACAAATCCAGCAACTGATAAGAAAGAGTTTGGAAAGTCAGAGATTGTTGCAGTTCACAACAATGAGCCTGGAGTTGGCGGAATTGGCAAGATTTTGATGAAGTCAGCAATTGATAATGGTGGGTGTTATCTCGACCATTTCGATGGATTTTTATCAAAATTGTACGGAGATTTGGGCTTCAAAGAGTATATGAGATACGAGTTTAATCCTGATTATGCTCCAAAAGATTTTGAAGAAAAATATGGCAAACAAGATGTAATTTATCGATTCCATCCAAATTGCCAAGAACCAAATGTAAAGCCAGAACAAGATGAAGAAAAGCCTGACGAACCAGAAGAGGATTCTGAGTAGTTTAATTGACAATGGCTTTGTCGTTGTCGGAATAGAAGAAGATAAAATTGACATTGTAGAGGATTATCTGGAAAGTAAATTCTATGACTTTATGTATTGTCGAGGAATGTTCACATCAGGAAAAGAAATATTATCATATTTGATCCCAGATAATCATGTTAGTGTTGTCAAAGATTGCGTTGACATGATTAATAAGTGTGGATATGATTCGATACTGTATAAGCCTCCGCACGATATTGATCCTTATGCTTACATAATTGATAAGGAATCTAATATTGTTCATTCTTATGCAAAATGTTCATTTGAGAAATCAGAAGATAGATTTTATACAATTATTGGCTTGACAAATGAGGTATTCAGCTTTTATAATGGAGAAGATTTACATTGATTAAACCAGTTTACATTTATGGCGATGACCTAGGCAAAGTGGAATATGTTGAGCATATGGGAAGCGACCTTTCTGTTGTTAACTCTGCTCGTGTTTCTTTTGGAAAACACAAAGACACATTGGAAGAAAAAGATGAAAAGCTCATCAATTATTTGATTAAGCATCGTCATACATCCACACTTGAACATTGTCTTGTGACTTTCAGATTCAAAGTTCCTTTGTTTGTGAGACT